GGTAATTTTGTGCCCCCTTCTTTCTCTAGCGTTAGAACTATGCGTGTCGCAGCATTCCCAGGTTTGTCTCACTTTGAGACGCCAAAATCAAAAAGTTGACAATTATATGCCAAGAAAAACTCCTGTGGCACTATTTCGCTTAAAACCGCGCTACCTGCCTTAAATTGCGTCTATGACCGTCTGCAACACCAAGGAGCTGGCCGAGGAGCTTGGCATCACGCAGGCTCGCATCAGCCAAATGAAGAGCCAGGGCCGTTTCGACGGTTGCTTCATGGTTGTCCGCAACAAGATCGAGTGGGACAAGGAAGCAGCGGTCAAGGCGTACACAGAGGGCAACCCGCTTGTCTCAACGAGTCCCACGCGTAAGACATCCTCTGAACTTGAGATCCCGACCTTTAATGAAAGCCGTGCGAAGTCTGAGCATTTCCGTGCCGAACTGGCTCGACTGGACCTCGAGGTCAAAGAAGATCAGCTTGTGGAGGTTTCTCGTGTGCAGCGTGAGGCTTTCACTTCTGCTCGTGCTGTACGTGATGCTTTGGGGAATATTCCTGATCGTGTCAGCAATCAGTTGGCTGCTGAGTCTGACCCGGTCGTCATCCACCAGACGTTGACCAGCGAGATCCGCAGGGCTTTGGAGACCTTGACCGATGCGTGATGGTGCCCTGATCTACAGGCATGCGTTCCGTGACGGCCTGAAGCCTGATCCTGACTTGACCGTGAGTCAGTGGGCCGACATGTACAGGATGTTGTCCAACAAGGCGAGTGCTGAACCCGGCCCCTGGCGCACAGATCGGACGCCGTATCTGAAAGAGATCATGGACTCCATGTCCGCCAGCTCTCCTGTGCAGAAGGTGGTGTTCATGGCTGGTGCGCAGCTTGGCAAGACAGAAGCGATCAACAATGTCGTTGGGTACATGATTGCCCACGCGCCAGGCCCAGCACTTTTTGTGCAGCCGACGATCGAGATGGCTAAAAGATTGAGCAAACAACGTCTTGACTCGTTGATTCATGAGACACCGTGCCTGGCGGAGAAGGTCGCTCCGGCTCGAAGCCGCGATTCAGGCAACACGATGTTTTCAAAAGAATTTCCAGGTGGAATCCTCCTCCTCACCGGCGCGAACTCAGCTACGGGCCTGCGTTCTGCTCCTTGCCGTTGGGTACTTCTTGATGAGGTTGATGCTTTCCCAAGCGATGTGGACGGTGAGGGAGACCCTTGCGCATTGGCGGAGCGTCGTGCGTCAACGTTCAGCAGGCGGAAGATCATCCTGACGTCAACCCCCACCGTCAAGGATACGAGCCGCATCGAGGCCGAATATCTCGCATCAGATCAGCGGCGTTACTTCGTCCCCTGTCCCCATTGCGATCACATGCAGTGGCTGCAGTGGAAGAATCTGCAGTGGCGTGACGGCGACCCCAAGACTGTTGCGTATGTGTGCGAGGGCTGTGGCACGCACATTCAGGAGTACTACAAGAGCGAGATGCTGCGCAAAGGCGAGTGGCGTTCAACAGCAGATAGTCAAGATCAAAGAACGATCGGATTTCACCTGTCGTCTCTGTACTCACCGCTGGGCTGGAAAAGCTGGGAAGAAATTGTTGGCGAATTTTTACGTGCGAAGAACGACGCGCCCCTGTTGAAGACGTTTGTCAATACGATCCTGGGCGAAACCTGGGAAGAGGAGACAGGGGCAAAGCTTGGTGCTGACAGCTTGTCTGAACGGGCTGAGTTTTACCCCGCTGGTGAACTGCCGAAGGGGGCGGTCATACTCACGGCTGGTGTTGACGTGCAGGACAACCGCGTTGCCGTTGGGTTGTATGCATGGGGCGCTGGTGAGGAGTGTTGGCTGATTGGGCACACTGAGATTTACGGCGATCCAGCAGGTGAAAAGTTGTGGAGTCAAGTTGATGACCTCGTGTTTAGGGACTATCCACATGCAGATGGCGGAAGAGTCAAGGTGTCTGCTATTGGTTGCGACTCCGGTGGCCACTACACCTCAGAAGTGTATGCGTACGCTCGAAGCCGCAAGGGCAAGGGTGTTTTTGCGTTGAAGGGTCAATCTGTCAGGAACAAACCGCCAATTGGCAAGCCGTCAAAGGTTGACATCAACTACAAGGGGCAGGTGCTGAAGAATTCGGCTGAGGTCTTCCCTGTTGGCGTTGACACGATCAAGAGCACCCTGTTTGGCCGGATGAAGCACAACGAGCCAGGTGCAGGATTCATCCACTTCCACGCCGAGGCAGGGCAGGAGTACTTCAAGCAGATCACGTCAGAACGGCAGGTGGTGCGCTATGTCAAGGGCTTCGCCGTTCGTGAATGGAAGAAGAAAGCGGGCGATCGCAACGAGGCGCTGGACTGCTTCGTCTACAGCTATGCAGCGTTACATTTTCTTTACATGCGCTTCAACAGGAACACGATCTTCGAGCAGTTCCAGCGAAGTATTGGCAATGCGGTAAAAACAGCCGATACAATGCGGGATTTGCCGACAGAGCCGATAGAGTCGCCATATCGCCCTCCCCAACGTAGACTGCAAAAGCGAGCATCATCCTTCGTTACGAGCTGGTGAGCATCCTCGTCCCAAATCTGATTTACGCGGGCGACACAGTTGTGTTTGACGTGCCTGCGTTCAAAGACGCAATCGGCACGAACATCGACAGTGGCACCTTCACGCTTACGTGGTACGCACGGACGAATACTGCAAATGAAGGCACGACTGTTGTTGGCACTGCTGAGAGCACTGGCTGGCGCATAACGATTCCTGCAGCCACCACAACGGGCTTCGATGCAGGCTTGTGGACCTGGCAGGCGATTGCGACTTACAGCACACAGCAGTACACAGCAGGACGTGGTCAGTTCACTGTCAAGGCGTCAGCCAAATACGCAGGCTCGCCCGGTGCATTCGACGATCGGTCTCGCGCTGAGATTGACCTTTCTTACGTTGAGACAGCAATACGCACGCTGGCCCAGGGTGGCATGGTGCAGGAGTATCAGATCGGTGGGCGTAGCCTGAGGCGTTACAAAATGGCTGAGCTGCTTCAATTGCAAGACAGTTTGAAAGCTGAAATCGCCATGGAGCGCAAAAAAGAGAAAATACGTCAGGGCCTTGGCAACCCTGGCCTCGCCAAAGTGAGGTTCAAGTAATGGCAATCTTCGGCATCGGGCGTACCCACGCGTTGCGTCAGCAACTTGAAGAAGCACAACAGAAGAATGCTTACTTCAAGCGTGCTTATGCCGCTGCGCAGAACAACAGACTGACATCTGATTGGATCAGTCAGGCCACTTCTGCTGACAGCGAGATCAGAGGCAGTATCAGGATGCTGCGCAATCGCGCTCGGCAACTGGTGCGTGATTCAGATTTTGCCAAGGCTGCGCTCAGAGCTGTACGCAATAACGTCGTCGGCACCGGCATCAGGATGCAAGCTCAGGTGCGCATGCAGCGTGGTGGCCGCCTGGCTGATGACATCAATCGCCGCATCGAGGAGGAGTGGGATCGCTGGACCTCGGCGAAGCGCTGTCACACGGCTGGAAAACTGAGCTGGTACGACATTCAACGTCTCTGCATCACGTCGATGCTTGAGTCTGGCGAGGTGTTTGTGCGCCTTGTCCGTCAACCGTTTGGCAATAGCCGCGTCCCGCTGGGCATCGAAATCATTGAATCTGATCTGCTCGACGACGACTACAACGCCATTGAGAAGAATGGCAACGAAGTGCGGATGGGCATTGAGATTGACAGGTGGGGCAGGCCCGTCGCGTATCACTTCTTCGACTACCACCCAGGCGACTATCAGTTCTCATACGCGCAGAAAGCTGCCAAACGTCGCATCAGGATCCCCGCTGACGACGTCCTTCACCTGTATCTGATCGAGCGGCCAGGGCAGACACGTGGCATCAGTGCATTTGCATCAGCGATCATGCGCCTGCGCAATCTGAGCGGGTACGAGGAAGCTGAAATTGTTGCAGCGCGTGCAAGCTCGTCGATGATGGCGTTTGTCAAGACCCCTGATCAGGAGCTTTTTGAGGATGGCACGTTTGACCAAGACTCAGTGCTCGACTTCTCACCCGGAAGCATTAGGCGTCTGGCCCCAGGCGAAGAAATGCAATTCTTTACGCCCAATCGGCCGGATGATGCATTTACTCCTTTTGTGCAGCAAATGCTGCGAGCTGTCGCTGCTGGGGTTGGTTGTAGTTACACGCAAGTCTCAAGCGATTTCTCTCAGAGCAACTACAGCTCTTCACGTCTGGAACTGCTCGAAACAAGAACTCATTACAAAACGCTTCAGCAGTACGTGATCGAATCACTGTGCGAAGAGGTGTACGAGCGTTGGCTTGAGATGGCCGTCATGGCTGGCGTTCTGGATCTGCCGAACTACGACAGCAACCCTGATCGCTACGAAGAAGCCAAGTGGATCGCCCCTGCTGCACAGTTTGTTGACCCACAGAAAGAAGCCGCTGCGTACAAGGACCTCATTCGCAGTGGTGTCATGACGCTGTCACAAGTGATCGCGCTGCATGGCGGTGACTTCGAGGATCAGATGCGTCAACGGCAGCATGAACTGGCAGTCGCTGATGAGCTTGGCATTGTGCTCGACACTGATCCCTCGCAAGTTTCAAACAACGGCGTTTCGCAGCCTGTTCCTGTTGCCCCAACCGAACATCCGGTAGAACATGAGGAAGAACCTGAACTTGAGGACATTGACTGATGGCCAAGGTTGGTGACAAGACGATTGACCTGATGCCAACTGAAGGCATGAAGGCCGAAGCGCGTCGTTATCGCGCATGGAAGAAAGAAGGACGCCCCGGTGGCACAGATGATGCTGCAACACGCGCAGGGCAGATCCTGTCAGGTGATGAGCTAAGCCCTGACACTGTCATCACGATGTCGGCTTGGTTTGCGCGGCATGAAGTTGACAAGCAAGGCAAAGGGTTCCGCCCTGATAGCGGTGACTATCCCTCACCGGGTCGCGTAGCATGGGCGGCATGGGGTGGCGATTCAGGGCAAACCTGGAGCAACATGAAATCCAAAGCCATCAAAAAAGCAAAGGAGCGTGCCATGGAACCGATCGTTGACGGTCGTCCTTACCCAAATGAGCATGCTGCTCGCCTGAAAGATCCTGATCAATACGACCGCATCCGCCGTGTCAATGATGAATTTGGCGCTGGCATCGACGCGATCTACGGCATCAAGGATGAAACTGCTGAACTGCAGGCAATTCGTTTCGACGCTGATCGTTTCACACCCGCTGAAGCCCGTGAATGGTTGAGCGATCACGATTACAGCCCAATGGAGTTCGAGGAAGCCACTGGCGAACGCAGTCAGAAACGCGCTGCTCCCGATGCGGTTAAAGTTGGCGATTTCGTGGAATGGGATTCAAGTGGTGGCACCGCACGCGGCAAGGTGGAGCATGTAATGCGTGAAGGTGTACTTGGTGTTCCAGATTCTTCGTTTAGTATTAATGCATCCGAAGAAGATCCCGCTGCATTAATTCGCGTGTACCGCAAAAATGACGACGGTGACTACAAAGAGACCGAAACGTTGGTCGGTCACAAGTTCTCTGAGCTGCGCAAAATTTCTGCATTGCGTTTCTTTGAAGGCGAAACACTGAAGCGTTCACTTGCAACTGAGTTCCGCGCTGAAGGTGAAGAGCGCACGCTTGAGTTTCCCTTTGCTAGTGAGGCTCCTGTCGAGCGCTACTACGGCATGGAAGTGCTGTCGATGGATGACAAGTCGATGGATCTTCGCCGCTTGAACGATGGCGCACCGCTGTTGTATCAGCATGATCCCGACAAGATCGTTGGCGTTGTACAGAAGGCGTACATTAAAAACAAGCGTGCTTATGCACGAGTGAAGATCGCCAACAACGAGCTTGGTCGTGAAATGCAAGATCTGATCAAGGACGGAATTATCCGTAACGTCAGCTTCGGTTACAAGATCAATTCCATGGAAACCGATGAGTCCACTTCCCCAGTGACTTATCGGGCAACCAGCTATGAACCATTTGAGATTAGTCTGGTTACCGTGCCTGCTGACAACTCAGTGGGCATAGGACGCGCTTTCTCCCATAATGAGAGCGTCGAAACGGCCTCAGCCGTTAAACAAACTACAAACGGAGTTACAACCGTGGATCAACCCCTCAATCTTGAGGCTATCCGCGCTGAGGCCGCTCAGGCCAAGGCTAAGGAAGTGGCCGACATGATCGCCCTTGGTCAACGCACCAAGAACATTGAAATGGCTCAAGAGTTTATTGCAAACTCCCGTAGCCTCGACGAGCTGCGCTCTGCCCTTCTGGAGAAGATGGGTGTTCAAGAGAAGCCTGTGAATCCTAAGGACGCCGAAATCGGTCTGTCCGACAAAGAGCGCCGCAACTTCTCCTTCATCCGCGCTATCAACGCTCTGGCCCATCCCAACAGCCAGGAAGCTCAGCGTGCTGCTGGTTTCGAGATGGAAGTCAGCCGTGCTGCTCAAGAAAAGAGCGGTAAGGAAGCTCGTGGCATCCTGATCCCTGCCGATGTGCTGGGCTATGGCCGTCGCGACCTGACCGTTGGTTCGGCTTCGGGTGGTGGTGATCTGGTTGCCACTGATCTGATGAGCGACAGCTTCATCGACCTGCTGCGCAAAGCTCTGGTGCTGCAAAGCGCTGGTGCGACCATCATGACCGGTCTGCAAGGCATGGTTGCTCTGCCCCGTCAATCGGGTGGCGCCACTGTGTATCACGTTGCCGAGTCGGGTTCGATCAACGAATCCCAGCTCACCGTTGATCAGGTGACGATGCAGCCCCGCACCATTGGTGCTCTGACCGATTACAGCCGCCGTCTGCTCCTGCAGTCCAGCATTGACATCGAGAACCTCGTTCGTCGTGACCTGGCTCAGCAGATTGCTATCGAGGTTGAGAATCAGGCCATCAACGGCACCGGCACCGGTTCCTACCCGTTGGGCTTCCTCAACGTGACCGGCATCAACACCGAGTCCGGTTACACCACGTTCGCTGATTATGTGAACGCTGAGGCCGCTCTGAGCACCGACAACGCCCTGCTGGGCAGCCTCGGCTATCTGATGAATTCCGCTCTGCGTGGAACTCTGAAGACCACCGAGAAAGCCACCAACACGGCTCAGTTCGTGTACGAAGCCGACAACACCATCAACGGTTACTCGGCTTATGTGTCCAACTCCATGCCGAACAACACTGCGGTGTTCGCTAATTTCAGCGACATCATGATCGGCTTCTGGAGTGGTCTGGACATCATGGTTGATCCTTACACCGGCTCTGCTTCTGGCACGGTTCGTGTGGTGGCCATGCAGGACTACGACGTGGCTATCCGCCATCCTGAGTCGATCTGCAAGCTGTCCTGATGATTGTGGAGCGGGTAATGCGCATTCAGATGTTGCGGAACACCATCGTTGATCTCAAAGAAGTGAAGGCTGGTGATTTCGTTGAAACTGATCACAAATCAGCTTTGCTGTTGATCGGCATCCAGAAGGCCATTCCCGCTCCCATCGTCGAGGAAGTTGTTACGGCTGACGAGCAGCCAATCTCTGTTCCAAGCAAACCCACTCCCAAACGGAGAAAGACCAATGATCCACAATCTCGGGTCGAAGACCTACATCGCGAGCCTGCTGGCCGCTGATTCCCGCACTGCTACCGCCACCGGCACTGGTTTTGACCTGCAAGGGTCGAACGATGCTGAAGGCGAAGCGATCGTGATCCTGGATTGCGAAGCTGGTAGCGGCACCACTCCTACCCTGAACGTCAAGCTTCAGGATTCGGCTGACAACTCGGCCTGGGCTGACATCACCGGCAAGACCTTCACCGAAGTCACCAGTTCTGCTGCTGCATTCGAGAAGATCAGCATCAACTGCAACGACGTGCGCCGTTATGTGCGTGCTGTCGGTACTCAAGCTGGCACCAACCCTGTGTTCGTGTACGGCGTCTCGCTGGTCTACAGCAAGAAGTACGGCAACTGATCCAGATGGCTTTCCAGGATACGCTGGCATTTTTGAACGTTGACGAGTTCGGGGTTTCCTGCACTCTTGGCGCTTCAACTTTTGTCGGTATCCTGGATTCGCCTGTGGAGGTGCTTGCGGGTGGCATGGCTTTGAGTCGGGAGTACTCGTTATTGGCGAAGACTTCTGACGTCAGCACTGCCGCCCGTGGCACTGCCATTACTGTTGATTCGGTCTCCTATACCGTCAGAGAGAATCGAGCACTTGATGACGGTTTGTTTTCGCAACTACTATTGAGCAAGGTTTGACTTTGAGGCTATGAGCAGCATTTTCAAGGTCAACACCAGAGCTAATTGGGCAAACCTCAATCCCGTGTTGCTTCCGGGTGAGACTGCCGTTGAGACGCAAACCAATAACGTCAAAGTTGGAGACGGCGTTTCCACTTGGAGCAAGCTGCCGTATTTCTCCTCGCCAGGGTATTGGGGTTCGTTTTGGGACGAAACTTCGCAGACAGCAACGGCTAACACACCAACTGCGATTTACCTGCGTCAACGTGATACGGGCAGTCGAGGTGTTCGCGTTGTTTCTGGCACTCGCATCACGTTTGATTATGCTGGTGCTTACAGCATTACGTTCTCAATTCAATTCAGTAATACGGACAGCAGCATTCACGATATCAACGTCTGGTTGCGCAAGAACGGCGTTGACGTGCCCGCCAGTGACAGCCGGTTCAGCATTATTGCCCGGCATGGCAGCATTGATGGGAATGTGATCGGCTGCGTCAATTTTGTGTTGCCTGTTGTCGCAAATGATTACCTGGAGTTGATCTGGGCGACATCTGACGTTGACGCTTACATTCATGCTGAATCAGCACAGACCAGCCCCTTTGCTCATCCGAGCATTCCCGGCGTTGTCTGCACTGTCGTTCAAGTTGCTTCTGCCTGACCATGGCTGACACCCGTCGAGAACTGATCCTGGCTCGCATCAAGAGCAACCTTGACTCGATCGTCGGCGCGACGGTTTACAGGAGCCGTGTGGAGCCTCTGGCGCGTGGTGAGTGCCCTGCTGTCATCGTCGAGCCTGTCAACGATCAACCCAGCGAAGAGTTCTACAACAAGCTTCAGTGGACACTGCGTGTGCGGGTGACGGTGCTAGTGCGGGCCAATGTACCTGATGACGATTCAGACACTTACACGCAGCAAGTGCACACAAAGATCATGTCTGATCCAACTTGCAACGGGTATGCGCTTGACATCAATCCTGATCGTGTTGACTTCAGCCTTTACGAAGCTGATATTCCGCTTGGGGTGATTAGTATGGATTACATGGTCATGTACCGTTCCGGACGCACTGACCTGACCACAACAGGCTGATCTCATGGCTAAGGCAAAAACACCAAAGCCTGTACCCAATCCTGGCGTCGGGGGCACTTACCTCTTTGACGTTGAGACAGGTGAGCTTAAACTGTTGTCAGAAACTGATCCTTCTGGAGACGTAACCAATGGCCGGGAAGATTTACCGGAAACGGACGGTTCTCGTTAAAACCGAGGCCACATACGGCACTGACTCAACCCCGGCTGGCAGCGATGCCGTTCAGGTGCGCAACCTGGAGATCACGCCTGTTGAAGCTGACGTGCTGTCACGGGACCTGATTCGTCCTTACCTTGGCAACTCGCCTCAGCTCATCGCTAACACTCGCGTGTCGGTGACGTTCGAGGTTGAGTATGCAGGTTCTGGCACTGCTGGCACGGCACCGCGTTATGGCGCCCTGTTGAAGGCTTGCGGATTCAGCGAGACTGTCGTTGCTGCGACCAGCGTCACCTACGCACCTGTCAGCGCAAGCTTCAGCTCTTGCACCATCTACTTCTCGATCGACGGCATTCGCCATAAAGTGACCGGTTGCAGGGGTAACTTCAGTCTGAACCTGACTGCTAACCAGATTCCGGTGATCAACTTCACCATGACTGGTCAGTACAACGCTCCTACTGATACTGCTGATCCGACCCCGACCTTCACCAACCAGGCGGCGCCGCAGATCTTCAACGACACCAACACCACCACCTTCAGCCTGTTCTCGTCTTCGGCTCTTGCACTGCAGAGCTGCCAGGCAGACATCGGCAACGAGGTTGTGTATCGGGAACTGGTCAACAGCGACAAGGAAGTGCTGATCGTTAACCGTGCCGCTTCTGGTACGTTTGCGATCGAGGCTCCTACCCTTGCCACGAAGGACTTCTTCGCTGCTGCTGTGGCTGGCACTACCGGCGCTCTGAGCTTGGTTCACGGCACTACGGCAGGCAACATCATCACCCTGTCCTCGTCTGTCGTCAGCCTTGGCAACCCAGCGTATGCTGAAGACCAGGGTGTGGTCATGCTGAACCTGCCCTTCACGCTCGTCCCGACCTCCTCGGGCAACGACGAAATCACCCTCGCTTACACCTGATCCGCATGGCTTTCGTTCTTAAAAAGGTCGCGTCTTACAAATGGCCAGTCACGGTGGAAACACCTATTGATGGCGGCAAATTTCAAAAGCAAACGTTTGACGCGATCTTCAAAAAGATGAGCCGGTCTGAATTTAATAATTTGGTTGAGCAGGGCGATGATGCCTTGGTTGATCAGATTGTTGAAGGATGGGAGGGCATTACCGATGAGGACGGTAAAGAAATTCCTTTCACTCAAAAGACGAAAAAGGAATTGACAGACGACCCTTACGTGATGCGTGCGCTGATTACTGCTTATGCAGACAGCGTGATGGGAGCTTCACAAAAAAACTAAGGGACGCTGCTCGTCATTGTTTTGGGGCGAGTGGCGAGGACGAGGAAACTGAAGATGATTTAGTCGCCTTGGGTTTGATGCCTGAGGCGATTGCAGATTTGCGGTCTCAACGAAAAGCGCGTGACTTTGGAGTGTGGGAAGAGAACTGGGATATCGTGATGATGTTCTTGCGCATGCAGACGCAATGGAACGTTGGGATGTCAGGTGCGACTGGCCTTCACTACCCTAGTTTGGAGTCTCTCTGTAGACTGTATTCAGTCAAGGAACCTGTCGTCATTTTCGAAGGCGTACAGATCATGGAGCGAGAAGCCTTGACAGTCATGAACGAGCGCAAGTCATGAGCCAAGTCACTGAACTGCTGGTACGGATCAAGGAGCAGGGCGGTGAGCAGCTCACACGGCTTCAAGGCAGCCTGAAAAATCTTGCGCAACAAACTGCTGCAACAAATATTAACTTCAAGGAGGCGTCTGCAGAGCTTCGTAGGATTCAGCAAACGTCAACGCAAAGTATCAACAACCTGAAAGGGTATTCGAGTGCTTGGCGTGAGATTGCGAATAGCGTTGACATTGCAAGCTCTGAATTTAGGCAGGCAACAGCAGAAGCTGATCGTCTCGATCGTCAATTAGCCGAACTTCAAAATAGACAGAGGGGTGGAATTGCCCCCGTGGGTCGAGGGCGTGGCCTAATCAAGGGCGCCCAAATTGCGGGCACCGTTGCTAGCGCAGGTGTCTTCGGCGGCTTTGAAGGGGCCGCTGGTGCCCTTGTGGGTGGTGTTGTCGGTGGCGTTCCTGGATCAATTGTTGGCGCTGGCATAGGCGCTGGTGTTGGGCAGGCTCGTCAAGTCCTGGGCCAGACTGCAACTTTTGCTGCTGAACTCTCGAAGCAAAGGCAAGCGCTTGAACTTGTAACTAAGAACGCATCGGAATACCAAAGAGCACTGAATTTTATTGACCGTACTAGCCGTTCACTTGCAATTCCGCAGGACATTCTGACTCGTCAATTCACGCAGCTCACCGCATCAGTCAAGGGTGCTGGTGGTAATGTTCGTGATGCTGAGAAAGCATTCATTGGTGTCGCCTCTGGCATTAGGGGTACTGGCGGAAGCCTTGAGCAGCTTGATTCTGCTTTAACAGCAACTTCACAGGTCTTCAGCAAGGGCAAGGTTAGTGCTGAAGAATTGAGGCAGCAGATTGGTGAGCGACTGCCCGGTGCATTTAGCTTGTTTGCCGAATCGCTTGGCATGACCCCACAGGAGCTTGATAAAGCTCTTGAAAAAGGTCAGGTAAGCCTTCAGGATTTCCAACTTTTTGTCGAGAAATTATTTGAGCGTTACGGGAAGTCGGCGCAGATTATTGCCAATGGCCCAGACGCTGCTGGCGACAGGCTAAAAACTTCGTTGGCTCGATTGAGCGAAAGCGTTGGCACCTTGTTGAAGCCGATTGGTGCGGCGTTTCAAAATATATTTGCTGGCATTATCAAGGTTATAGATGAAGCAATTAGGAAGCTTAACGCGTTCCTTGGTTTGGGTAAAAATAGAAAAGAACAAATTGCTGATCTTTCAAAACAGGTTTCGGTTCTCGACAAACAATTGACTGGCTACGAGCGTCTTGGACTGCAAAGGCCGCTAACTGGATTCGAGCGCCGCTTTGTAAAAAACCTTGAAGAACGCAGGGTTTCCTTGATTGCGCAGAAGGGTGCGCTCGAAGCTGCTCAAAAAGCAATTGAAACAAGCCAAGGCGAGCCTCCTTCAAGACTGCCCGGAATCACCGAAGATCAAAAGGCAAAGGAGGCCAAGGTGCCTGTACTTCGCTTGACTGATCTGGTTAGCAAGTCAGAAAGAAATGCTGCACTCGCAGATAGCAACTTACGCATACAAGAGCTAATTTTGATAGCCAAGAAAAAAGGATTTGAATATGACGAACAGATTCTTCCAATTATTGGGCAAATATTAAGTGCTAATCAAAAGATTAGATTCGAAGAGGAGCAGGCGAAAGATCTCAAAGAAAACAGGCAGCAGCTCCTGAAGAATGGCATGACAATCGAGGAGTATTTGACAAGGCTTGCCACAAGTAACCTTGAAATTGAAACAGCGCGAATCAACAGGAAAACTTTGTTTGTTCGCCTTCAACAAGCGGATCTCGAATTCACAAAAGCACAGATAGAAGAACGTGCTCAGCTTGAGAAGATTATTCTTCAAACTGAACAAAACGCAAGATTGCTGACCGAGAGAGATCGCGAACGCGCAAACATCAATAGGCAGATTGCCGAATTTATTGAGCGTGCAGCAAAAACTTTAACGTCTGAAGAACTGGCCACCGCTGTCAAGCGCTTGCGTGATGCCTTGATGGAAACATTGAAGGCGACAGAAGGCTTTGGTAATCAACTTGCAAAATCATTTGCTGACACAATTAAAAGCGCTGACAACTTGGCCGCAAATCTTGGCGCTAGTTTGGGCAATGCATTTATTGGCTTGAGCGATCAGTTTGCTGAATTTGTCTCAACAGGCAAAGCTTCTTTTGCCGACTTTACGCGCTCTGTTTTGCAGGACTTGTCAAAAATTCTTATCCGCTTTGCGACGTTCCAGTTGCTTAAGACTTTTGTCCCAACAGGAAGTGCGCTTGGCAAGTTTCTAGGTTTTGCCGATGGTGGTGTCATGACCGCCAATGGTCCAATGCTGCTGAAGCGTTACGCCGCTGGTGGTATCGCAAATTCACCGCAGCTTGCCATGTTTGGTGAAGGCAGCCAGCCAGAAGCGTATGTGCCCCTCCCTGATGGCCGTACAATCCCTGTGACGATGAAGAATGGTGGCAGCACCAATGTTGTCGTGAACGTTGACGCAAGGGGCAGCAGCGTGCAGGGTGATCAAGGGGAAAGCGCTGCTCTGGGTCGTGCTGTTGCTGGTGCTGTGCAGGCAGAATTGATTCGTCAGAAGCGTCCTGGAGGCTTGTTAGCGTAATGGCCACATTCACCTACGTTCCCAGCTTCAGCGCTACTGAGCAGAGCCAGCCGCGTGTCAGGCGTGTTCAATTTGGCGATGGCTACGAGCAGCGTTTGCGTTACGGATTGAATGTTGATGCAAAATCATGGCAATTATCTTTTACTAATCGTACAAATACCGACCGCGACAATATCTTGTCATTCCTTGAAGCGCGTGCAGGTGCTGAAAGTTTTGATTGGACACCCCCTCGTGGTACGGCGGGTAAATACATCTGCAGCGAATGGGCAATGGAAATGGTGAATTACGACAACAACACAATTACTGCGACTTTTGTGCAGGTGTTTGAACCATGAGCGAGATGTTTCAGGAGCTGCTCAGCTCCAACCCCTACGCGATCATCGAGCTGTTTGAGCTGCACCTTGACGCTTCGCTGCATGGCACGACTGAGATTGTTTACTTCCACCCTGGTGCCAATCAAGCTACACCAACAGGGAACATCATCTGGAAGGGCAAGCCATATCAGGCGCTGCCGATCGAGGTGGAAGGCTTTGAGTACAACGGCACCGGTCAGCTCCCACGGCCGAAAGTGCGCGTCTCGAACCTTCTCGGCAATATCTCAGCGCTGCTGCTGAGCGTCAACGAGTTCACGATTGGCAACGACCTGACAGGAGCAAAGGTGATCAGGATCCGCACGCTGAGCAGATTCCTTGACCCTGACAACTTTGCGGGCGGCGTCAACCCTTATGGCGTACCGGCTGACGAGGAAATGCCACGCGAGATCTACTACATCGACCGCAAGTCAGTCGAGAACAGGGATGTTGTTGAGTTTGAGCTGGCGGCCGTGTTCGACCTTGCTGGTGTGCGTGCACCAAAACGGCAGGTGATCGCGAACATCTGTCAGTGGAAATATCGCAGTGCTGAGTGCGGTTACACAGGCAGCAACTACTTTGATGAGTATGACAATGCCTTGGGGGCCACACCTGCAACCAATTTTAACTCAACCGCATTTGGCGCTCAGCTCAACGTCAACGAGACACTGAATGAAGGCGACGCAATCGTCTCGTCGAACGGCTGGTATCGGGCACTCATGCAGGCCGATGGCAACTTCGTGGTCTACAACAAAGCGAACGTGCCTGTCTGGCAAACCGGAACAAACCGTGGTGACGGCACTTGGCGGATCACAATGCAGGCCGATGGCAATCTTGTCATCTACAACGGCAGCAGCGCGATCTGGGCCAGCAATACAGTCGGCACCGCATCACCAACGGGTTTGGCATTCCTTGGCTGGTATCCAACCGATGTCCAGACCGGCCGCTCTGGTGGCTTTGGTTGGGAGTGCGTCGGATCATCGCCTGCTAGTGCAGGACTGACCAACACGCAGACAGAGACGTTCAACATTGACGGTCGCACGATCACAGTACAGTTCGTTTTCCAATCTGGCCCGACTAGCGAAAACAGTTACAGCGGCCAACCATACGCATGGAATTTGATACAAAGCCAAAGTCTTGTTTCCTCCACTGGTAGTTACTATCAAGGCGAAGTAATCAATTTGCCCAAGACCCTGAGCAGCAACAACCCATTCAGAAATAATCACCCCACGTTGGGCACCTTGACGGAGGCAGGCCCGCAGTATGAGATCACTGGCGTCAGTGGCAACAGCAACAACCGGCTGAGCATCACGACGACCGGCCAACTCATCGTTACCACCGGCGCAAACACGCCGCTCTGGAACTCCAGTTACGCCAGCGCTGTCGAGCCTCTGGTGCAGACCGGCACCGTTGACCCGTTGCGCGATGTATGCGGTAAGCGGATCAGTTCATGCAGGAAACGCTTTGGTGAGTTCAACGACTTACCCTTTGGATCATTCCCAAGCGCTGGTACCTTCTACGGATGACACACTGGAAACACAACGCGCTGGAACATGCGCTCAAGGATGCACCACGCGAGGCGTGCGGGTTGGTCGTCGTCATCAAAGGCCGCGAGCAGTATTGGCCATGCAAGAACCTGGCACCCGCTAAGGACTTCTTCATCCTTGACCCTGACGATTACGCCGTTGCAGAGGACGCTGGCGAGGTGATCGCCGTGTTTCATAGCCACCCGCAGACACCTGCGCAGCCAAGTCAAGCCGACCGCATGGCCTGCGAAAAGTCTGGACTGGTCTGGCACATCTGCAACCCTGGCACTGAGATGTGGTGTGAGATCAAGCCAGAGGGTTACCAGGCGCCGCTGATCGGACGGGAATGGGTGTGGGGCGTGAGCGACTGCTGGACGCTGGTGCGGGACTGGTACAAGGAGGAGATGGCGCTCGACCTGCCGGATTGGGAGCGGCCTGCGTCACTGCTTGAGTTTCATAATGCCCCGATGTTTGAGCGGTGCTTCGCTGATGCAGGCTTTGAAGATCACGGCATCAACGAGCCTGAGTACGGCGACGCGATCCTGATGCAGCTTGATGGGTCGCCAGGTCTGAACCATGTGGCCGTGTATGTGGGAGAGCAGCGCATCCTGCATCATTTGCGCGGGCGGCTCAGTAGCCGTGACATCTGGGGTGGCTACTATCAGAAGAGCACGGGCTTGATCGTCAGGCACAGGAGCAGGTGTTGAGATGTTCCGCGTCATCAAGGTCTACGGCAAGCTGGCAAAGCATCTAGGGCAGCGCAGTTTCAAGGCTGCTGTGAAGACCCCGGCCGAGGCGATCCGGTTCCTGCTTGCCAACTTCCCTGATCTGCGCGGTGTGCTGTCAGAGGGCGATTACAAGGTCACCGTGGGCCGCAACCAGCTTGACTTAGTTGACCATCCAGAGCATTTGCACTTCCCTGTTGCCAGTCAGGAGCCGATCAGGATTGTCCCGGTGATCGCTGGTGCGGAGGGTGCAGGGCAGGTTTTGGCTGGCATCGCTCTGGTCGCCGCTGCAATTTTCCTTGGCCCTGCCGCTGGTGGATTCCTTGGTATTTCTGGACTTGGCGCGGGCTTGATTGGTGGTACCGCTGCATCTGCAATCGGCGGATTAGGCGCTGCATTGGTTCTGGGTGGTATCGCTCAAATGTTGACCCCTACTCCAACGATCAATCAGGGCACCGACGGTGACAACGACCCGCGCAAGTCGTACAGCTTCTCTGGTATTCAGAACGTTTCGCGGCAGGGCGTGCCTGTGCCGATTATTTACGGCGAAGTGTTTACTGGAAGTATTGTCGTTTCGGCTGGCATCAACACTGAAGAGGTTACGTCATGACGAAGCGTTTGATCGCTGGTGCTGGCGGCGGCGGTGGTGGTGGTGGCAAAGGCGGTGGCGGTGGCGGTGGCGGCGGTAGTGCAAACGTTACAAAAGACAATCTTGATTCACGGCAGGTAGCGCGAATCATTGACCTTCTTTGTGAAGGTGAGATTCAAGGGTTTCCATCGGCAAGTGGTTACACGCTTGGCACGACGGAATACAACATTGCGATGTTGAAAGATGTCTATCTCAACAACACGCCGATCCTTCGCTCGACTGCCAACCCGTCCGCCGTTCAGGCTTCTGATTACAACTTCGACACAACTGGCGGCGTTTTTGAGTTTCGCACCGGCACGCAAAATCAGACCTATACGCAGAACGTAGGCGACGCCAACCAGAGCACCACAGTCGTCAACACCAAGGTCACATATAACTCTCCTGTTACGCGGTCGATCACTGACCCTGATGTCAACGCTGTGCGCGTCACGATCGGCACGCCTGCACTTCAGATCTTCAAGAACAACGGCGATGTCGAGGGCGCTGTCATTCAATACAGGATTCAAACTTCATACAGCGGTGGACCATTTACAACTGTTGTTGAGCCAGAAATACGAGGACGCACGGCTGACTTGTTCCAACGAGTTCATCGCATTGATCTGACTGCACCACCACCGGTTGACATCCGCGTTGTGCGTGTCAATGCAGATGCCGCACCATCAGGTGAGCAGACAGAAAACAGCGACTTTTATTGGTACGACTACACCGAAAAGATTAACGCCAAGACCACCTACCCCAACAGCGCACTGTTCGCCGTCAAGCTCAGCGCTGAACAGTTCAACAGCATCCCCTCGCGCTCATATCGCCTGCGTGGCCTCAAGGTCCGCATCCCTAGCAATGCCACCGTCAACCAGACCAACGGCCGTCTGATCTATGCGGGCACATGGTCAGGCAACTTTGGTGCAGCACAGTGGACGACAGACCCCGCGTGGATCCTGTGGGACCTGCTGACCAGCAAGCGGTACGGGTTTGGTGATCACATCGACGCGGCACAACTTGACAAGTGGAGCTTCCTTGCCGCTAGTCAATACTGCACCGAGGTGGTCTCTGATGGGAAGACAGGTCAGGAGCCGCGCTTCTCGTGCAACGTCGTCATTCAGACGCAGCAGGAAGCATTCAAGCTGATTAGCGATCTGTGTTCAGTGTTTCGCGCCATGCCGTTCTGGGCTAATGGCACGCTTGAGATCGCGCAGGACCGGCCGCAGGACTACAGCTACATCTTCAACCAGACCAACGTCACCGAGGAAGGATTCAGCTATAGCGGCAGCAGCCTAAAGACACGGCACACCGTTGCTGTTGTGCAGTATTTCGACATGAACCTGCGCGACCTTGCTTATGAGGTGGTCGAAGACAAAGAAGGAATCAACAAGTTTGGTGTCGTCAAAACGGAGATTTCAGCGTTCGCCTGCACCAGCCAGAACCAAGCCCGCCGCGTTGGCGAGTGGTTGCTGTATACCGAACAGAACGAGACTGAGGTCGTCAGCTTCAAGACGGACATCGCCGCTGGCATCACGGTGCGGCCTGGTGACCTGATCAAGATTGGCGACCCTGTGCGTGCTGGTGTGGTGCGCTCCGGCCGCTGCACAAGTGGTTCAACAACGACGGTGGTCAAGCTCGACCGCGATGACGTTGCACTGTTCCCGAGTGGCCCACCACCTAACTTCACCCTGAACGTGCTACTGCCTGATGGCACCTTGGCTGTAGTTGCAGGCTCAACGCTTGTGGGCAACTCAGTCAGCACTGGCACCGTCTTGACTGCAGCGCCTGTTGCTGGTGCGCCGTGGACCATTGGCGATTCAACTGTTGCGATGTCAACGTGGCGGGTGCTGACGATTAAAGAAGAAGGTGACGCCTTTGCTGTCACAGCCGTTGCTCATAATGCAACGAAATATGACTACATCGAGCGGGACATCCCCCTAAGCCAGCGCGACGTATCAGACCTGAACGAACCGCCCGAAACGCCAACCAACCTAGGCGTCAATGAGGTGCTGTACGAAAGCAACGGGCAGGTGCTGTCGAAGCTGATCATCGGCTGGCGTGCTGCTGCTCGTGCTCTCAGCTATGAGGTGCGCTACCGCTACAACAACGGCAATTGGGTGGCTAACACGACCCGTTCGGTTGACTTTGAGATTGGCAACAGCGACGTTGGCCGTTACGAGATCGAGGTGACAGCACTGGGCGCGATCAACAGCAAGCGCTCGACACCAGCCGTCAGGACCTTCGACGCGATTGGCAAGACCGCACCACCTGCCACGATCCCTGATCTGTTCATCGCCCCGATCGACGAGCACACGGCTGAGCTGTATTGGCCGCAGGCGGTTGACCTAGACGTAAAGATCGGCGGCAAGATCCGCATCAGGCACACGCCTATCACGGATGTCACAGCGACATGGGGCAAAGCGAACGACATCGTGCCAGCCGTTGCAGGCAGCAGCACCCGCAAGATTGTGCCACTGCTTGAGGGCACTTACTTTATTCGCGCCTTTGACTCGCTCGGCAATGAGTCGTCAGGCGTGGCCACGGTCGTGGTTGACCTGCCCGCTCCTCAGGACCTGCTGCTGGTGCAGCAATACAGAGAGGAAGACAACAGCCCGCCATTCAATGGCACCGGCACGAACCTGTATTACAACGAGGCTGAGGTGGGCCTGGTGCTGGCGGCTGATGAGCTGGTTGATGACATGGCCACCGATAACAACTGGGACGGCCTAGGCCTGATCGACTACATCGGCGGTTCAGCCAGTGAAGGCAGCTACCAGTTTTACGAAACACTGGACCTTGGCGCCACCTACGACCTTGGCCTACAGCAGATCCTTAAAACACGCGCCTACGAGCCGGGCAACACATGGGATGAACGCCTTGACCTGATTGACCTGTGGGATGACATCGACGGCGATGACCTTGGCGCGGCTAACTGCCAACTGTTCGTCAGGACCACTGGCGACAACCCGTCTAGCACGCCGACCTGGGCAAGCTGGCAGCCGTTCGTGAACAACACCCATCGTGGGCGTGGGTTCCAGTTCAAGGTTGTGGCCACCACCACCAACGCGGCGCAAAACGTGGTGATCGAAGAGCTAGGCGTGACAACCCACTTCGAGCGGCGCACAGAGCAGCAACGCAACCTGAGCAGCGGCGCCGGAGCGTATGCGGTCACATTCCCGACAGCGTTCTACGGCACGCCAAGCGTGGGTATCACCGCGCAGGACATGGCGACGGGTGACTATTTCACGGTCGGCAGTATCAGCAGAACTGGCTTTACAGTGACCTTCCGCAATAGTGGCGGTAGCATGGTGAGCAAGACCTTTGACTACCAGGCCGTCGGTCACGGCAGGCAGATCACCTAATGGCACAGGCAACTGACTACAACATTGCAAA